GGGATGTCCTCTACCGAGTGAGCGGTGGAGCTGAATACATTCACAGTGTCTGGGACTACTCTGGTGACACCCTTCTCGTTGAAGGTTGCGGTTTCCTCCGAAAACAGGTCGTTGCTTACCACATTGACCGGAAACGCGTTGATGATCACCATGTCGTTATTCTGCTGTCACTTATTGGGCAGTTTACGACTATCGCGTGCTTGCCAACCTCCCTCCTCATTGAGGGCAAGCCGCTGAAGAGGTTCAACCCAGTGGTCGGGGATCACGTCGTTTTGGACGTCGTGAAGCCAGAAGGGTTGTTCCGAAGCGTTGCTGTCATCGGAGACTTCAACGCTGTGACTCTGCCGCGTCATCAGTTCGATGCTGTTCATGCAGTTGCTCTCGTTGCCAAGGTCCCAGTGACCCCTGCAATGGTGGCGAGCAACATTGTACCATCGAGCCCGGCAGGTCTTCCGACAGAGCGTCTTCCGCCCGGACACGCTGCTATCATCGCTGGCTACACTCGAGCTGGCGTGCCGGAGTTTGCACCGGTTGTTTACCCTCCGAGTGAGTCGATGCTGCCGATTACTTTTGACAAGCACGACTACGATGCCCCAGTCCCTTTGGCTGGGTTCGGCTCACCCTTGATTGGGCCGTGTTATGGATTTGCTGATTCCATTGCTTCTGACAATGAGTGCATTTCCGGACGCATCGAGGCCTTCCAGGATTATGTGGAAGAGCCCATTCCGCCCACGTTGGCGGGCTACATGCAGGAGTTCGCTGAGTTCCTTGTTCCTGTGGCCAATCGTGGGCATCCTATCTTGGATGATGAGGTTCATCTGAGGCAGGACAGACCAACTCAAAGGTCTATCCTTGAGGAGGCCGCTGTGACTGGGGACGGTTACAAGCGTGCGTGGACGGCATTCGTGAAGAAAGAGACCTATCAGAAACCCACGGATCCGCGCAATATTTCGGTTAGTGCTCCAGCTACGAAATTGGCGTATGCTCGATATATGTACGCCTTCACTGACGATGTCATGCATGAACAGGACTGGTATGCCTTCAACAAGACACCGATTCAAATCGCAGGACGAGTGTGTGACGTTCTTCGCACAGCTCGCTGGTCAGTGATTGCCGATGGCCATCGGTTTGACGCGCACGTTCGTAGGCGCGCAAGAGTCCTTGAGAGAATGTGTATGCTCCGCTATTTTGCTCGGGAGCACCATTCGGGACTCAACGAGGCAATGGACGAGCAGATCGCCTTGCCTGGAACGACCAAATTCGGACGGAAGTATAATTCCGGGTATGGTCGGGGATCCGGCTCTTTGGAGACCTCGAGCCTCAATTCGGTGCTCACTGCGTTCATTGGTTATTGTGCGCAGCGTAACACCACCGTGAACGGAGTGAGGAAGACGCCAGAACAGGCTTGGGCGTCACTCGGTGTATACGGTGGCGATGACAGCCTCGAAGGGGATGTCGATGCCGAAGCGCTGGAGCGCAGCGCGAAGCTCATGGGTCATGAGTACGAGATCACAGTCGTCCGCCGCGGCGATGTCGGTGTTGAATTCCTGAACCGACAGTTTGGACCGCACGTATGGGAGGGCGACTGCAATTCCATGGCCAATCCAACCCGCCTCTTATCTAAGTTGTGGGTTGGGCCGACGCACTTGCTCCATGTGCTGAAACGGCTCGGCGAGCGGTTGTCTGGGTACTACCGCATGGACCGTAACTCTCCGGTGATTGGTCCTATCACGGAGATTGCCCACGAATTGCTTGGAGACTTCGTGGAGG